TTATTTTTTCTCGTCGCCGGGGCAGGGTAGGGCGGTGATGTCTATGCCCCATCTATCAGCCAATAATTGGCGGTGCCGTGCGTAGGTTTCGCGGCTTGTGAAGTATTTGGGGTCGATGCCTACCCGCCATAGTAGATAGGTGCCTCGCACGCCATGCGGCATGCGGATGATGGTCAGACGTTCGCGGTCGCTGATTTTCATGTTTGGCCATTTCCTGATTTCAAATTTTCAGAATTTCAACCACAAATTAATGGCAATATCAAATACAAAAAATTAACTTGCATTTTTCATTTATTGATTATTCAATGGGTTAAGAAAGTCAAGTTATTATTTTGTAATGTACGCATTCACCCAAAATTGCACTGTTAATGTTTTTGTAATCTTTTTTGTATTGTAAATGTATTGACACGATGCCGCATTGTGCGTTACAATGTGCGCACATTAAGAGAGAGAGGTAAGTAGATGCAAAAAGACGTTAATCTTAACATTCGGATATCGCCAGACCTTAAGCGGGTGTTGGCGCAAGTTGCAGAGCAACAAGGGTTGTCGGTCAGTCTGATAGTGCGCAAGCTGATTGAGCGATACATTGAGGATAATGCGCAAATTGATATTTTCAAACAAAAAGGAGCTAAAAAATGAGCAGTTACTACGTTTCAAACATTGCGGTTGATAAAGATTCAATTCGCGAGCTTTTCGATAACGGCGAGCCTGCGGATGCGCGTCAGGTCGTTTGTGTTGCAAAACAAATTGATGAAGATTGCTTGATTTATTTTGTTAATACTAATGGCAATCCCGTCTATCTTGGTTGGTCTGGTCTTGATGGTGGCTTGGCTGATGTTGAGCAGTCTGATTGGGATTTTGACGCTGATGGTGATTGGTTTACGCCGGAGGATTTGAGGGTTTGATTTTAGCGGGGATTTTCCCCGCTTTTTTTTTCGCGTGCTCCTGCCGTGGCGCCTCACGGACAGGGCTGCGCGGTAGGCGGCGCTCGGTGGTGCCACGGGATACGGGCAGTATTCCGCCGGGACTGCCGGGGGTGTGCGCGGTCACGGAACCCCCAGCGGGCTGCGCGACGGGAGCAGGTGGTGCAGCGCAGGCGGTGCCTTGCGTTGCCCCGGTGCCGCTCGCCCTTGTTGGCCAAGGCGGTATTGGCGCACGCACGGGCTGACCATCGGCAAACGACACATGATGATGCTCCCCGGAAGTGATTACGGAGCGTTAATCTTTCGGGGCAGGCGAGGGCAAGTCGGGTGTAGTAGTACCCGACTTAGTCCCAAAAATGGGACTACTCTAAACTCTCTGTAATGTTTGTGGCGATTTGTGGCAAGGGGGACTTGATTTTTTTCATGATGGCTACTGCTTTTTTCCCCCAGTAACGCTTTGTCTCCTCTGTGCCTCTTTTATCGTATTGTTTTGCAACGATAAGTATGTCTTCAGGCGCGACTTTTAGAAGCTCCGCCATTTTGAAAATTGCCGTGTCTCTGGGCTGGTTTCCTTTTGCCCATTCCCTATACTGCTGTGGCTTCTCTTTCAGTGCTTCCATGGTCTGCCGCTGGCTCTCAAATCCCTTTAATTCCTGTATGTAATCAACAAGTTCAGTAATGTCGTTCTTCTGCATTTTAGGAAGCGGGTTGGTCATGTTGCCTCGATAATAAAGAAACTCTTTACAAAGCTACCATATAAAGTTATTCTTTATGTAAAGATTTTCTTTATTTTGAGGTTCTGACGTGATTGACTGGCTGAACATTGAGGTACCGCTTGCGCACCTCCCCATCAAACAGGGGCGGCGCATGGTCATTGACCACGACGGGGTAATCACGTCCGAGTTCGCCATGTTTCGCGGTGTTGAACGTGAATTTGCTGAAGGCAGTTATTCCAGCCGTATCGCCGTTTCCAGCATTGATAGCAGTTATACCATTTCGCAGGTGGGGCGGTATCCCTCCGGAATGGTTTCCGGTATCTCTATCAAAGGCAATCCGACCAAGTACTTGCAAGGTCATAACGTTTTCGGCATTTCTTGCATCCGTACCTTGGCGCGTTCAGTCGTTGCCGACGTTCTTCCCAAGCTGGGTTTTTCCGCGACAGATACCGCGCGCGCTGTCAAACGAATCGATGCAGGTGAGTATCGTGTTACCAAGATTGACCTCACCAAAATGTTCAGTCTCGGCACCGACCAGGATGTTCGTGATTATCTGCGCATGATGCCGTTCACCGTTTCCGCCCGTGGCGATCGCTGCGAGTTCTGTAAAAACACCTTCTACGTTGGCAAACATTCCGGCTTGTGGTCGCTCAAGATTTACAACAAATATCTTGAGATAACCAGCCGTTCCAAAGCGCACCGTCTGCCGGATTTCTTGCCGCGTGACGATTTTGAGCAATTCACCGCCGGACAGCTTCGCGTCGAGCTTGTCCTGCAAAAACAGATTTTAGACCGTCTTCAATTAACCGATCCCGTTTTACTGCAAAACAAACTAAATGAAATATTTAACGAATTTACCGGGAGAATAACCATGCGTAACCAAGAAATCGCCGAACATGACTACATTAAATTGCCTTCTTCCCTTCAAGGGACTGTTGAGAAATGGCGCGCAGGTCGTGATTTGAAGATGCTCATGTCTAAAACCTCTTATTACCGTCATCGCGCTGAACTTTTGAAACGTGGTATTGATATTTCCAAACCGCCCATAATGGCGGAAGATCGCACGGCTATAGTGCAGCCGCTCAAAGTATTGGCGCCGATGGAAGTTGTAGAAATTCCGCAGAATTTGCAACAGTATTTGTTGAAGGTGGCGTGATGGCTTTGGTTTATTTTTATTTGTGTGGCGCTTTAGGTGTTGCCGTGATTTCTAAAATTTATGGCGTTTGGGTTTGGTATCTTTATTTTTTCCAGTTGGTTTTAATTTGTTGGGCAGTTTTTAAAGCAAGATGATGTTGATTTATGTAAGATTGATGGTGGTGTAATTATGGAAGCTTTAAAGTTCTTTTTTGAAATGGTTTTTATGATTTTATTTATGTCTGTGCTTTATTTTTATTTATTGCCTTTTTTGCTTTCACGTCGTTGGTTTGACAAGGATTAAAGATGAAAATAGAAATTAACGATTCCGAACCGTTGGATGACATCTTTCTTCAAGATTTGGCAATTTATGAAACTTTGGTGTCGCAGTTTTCGGAGATTATCGACCGCGACGGCGGTTTTAATCATGAAAATTCTGCCCTTTTAGATTCTATTTATTCTCAACAAAAAATTATTATGCCTAAACTTGCGGGCTATCTTGTTGCTAAGTTGAGAACTGAACGTAAAAGGGTTGAATCATGAGTTTTTTGGGTGACAAACTCGACAAGATGCTTGAAGAGTATGCGTCTTTGGATATGGAATGGCGGTTATTGGCTGAAGAACCGTTTTCCCCAGATAATCTTAATGAGATTACTTCCATGCAGACAAAATTGCGCGTTTTGAGCGTTATGATTGCTGAACAGCTTATTGCTGATAATAAAGTTGAGTTTTACGATTCTACTGTTGTTTCATCGGATGATTTGGTGGTGTAGGGCAGGGCAATGGACAATATCGACCGTTACGCATTGGAGGCACGGCTTGCGGAAATTGAAGAAGCGCTTGCCGAATTGGACGCAGCCGAAGGCGACGAAGCTTTGTTTGATTATGAGCGCGAGATGAACGAAGACGATTACGCCGACTTGCTCGCCGAAAAATCTGATATTGAAGCCATCCTTGCGGAAATGGATGATGAAGGCGAAGACGGTGAGATGGAAGAAGTCCGCTTAGGCGTTTCGCGCGAAAGCGATGAAGACGGTTTTTGGGATGAAATTTGGGATGCGTACAAGGACAGGCGTTGGACAAATTATTGGAATAAAAATGGCATCAAATGATGAAAGCAGCCGAACCATGCCCCGGTTGTGATCTTGTTTTTTAAGTGGCGTGCAATAGTTGAGGAAAATATGCAAACGGTATCTCGTTACATTTATGTGGGTGCAAGCTGTTACAGCTTTACCGATGAAAAAAACCGCCCGGTACAGGGTGCGAAGCTCTTTTTAGTGCCGACCGAAATGGCAAAAAAAGATAACGTTACTGGCTATGCCGTGGACGTAGTGAATGCTGATTATGGCCTTTTTGCGCAATGCCGGGCGTTGCAACCGATGAAAGTCTATGATTTCAATATTGACGTTGATTTATCCGGCAAAACGCCGCGGGTGCGCGTCCTGGGCATTATCGGCGAGGCACAAAAGGAACAAAAAGCATCATGAAATTAACCGTACAAAGCGCGCCTGCCGCAATGACAGACGCGCCAGCGGCTGACATATGCGGCAAGGCGCGCGATGCAAGGTTACATTCAGATTTGCCAGTCGTCCGATAACGGTCAGACCGTCACGGATTGCCGGTATATCCCCGCCACCGGGTTGAGTGGTACGCCGACACTTGGCGAGGCGATGCCCGTCATTATCGCCGTTGTGTCACTTTGGATAACTGCGTGGGGCATCCGCCAGTTAATGCGCTTTATGAGGTGATTTATGAATCTCATCCGAAAAGTCCGCGGTGTTTTCGCCGCGGCAGGCTGGGCGCTGTTTTCGGTGTTTTTCGCCAATCCTGCATTGGCAGACACCATTGACACCACCGCCATTGTCAAGGAAGTAACTGATGTCAAACCGGCCATTGTTGCCGTTGGCGCGGCAATTCTCGGCATATTGGCGATTGTCCTGGCCTTCAAACTGATCCGGCGCGTTATGGGCTAATCAGGGGCGCCCTTAACCGGGCGCTTTTTTTATGAGTCTTTTACATATTATTGCGATTGTCGGCGTGCTTGGCGCCTTTTGGATTGTGTTGCATGATTAGGATTTTTGCGATTTTCTTTTTATTGTTTTCTTCGCCTGTTTTTGCTGGCAAGTATTATAAATGGACCATCAACAATAACGATTATTGTGATGGTTGGACGGCGCAAGAATCTCTTGATTGCTATGCTAAAGGGCTTGATGATGGTGAAACTCAGTTTAAGTTGGGTGACCCATTTGTTATAAAGGATGGGTCTATTATTCAGTATCTTATTCTTTATTCCGTCAAGGGCAAACCGTGGTCGCAGGAGCCTTATTATGATAAGGTTGTGCGTAAAGAAATTGTTTGTCCGATAGAAACGGAAAAAGATGGTCCGCGCAAAGGGATGATTAAATTGTTTCCGATGGACACACGCGAAGAAGGCATGCACCTTTCGCCTGGCTTGGAATATCATTATTGTAAAGATGGTTGTTTGTATGAAGGTAATATCCATATTAGTCATGATTTGCCGTCTTTAGGTGAGGGCATGATGTATTTTGAGCAAACAGGCATCCCTTGTATTAAAGGTCAAGACAAGGCGGATGATGATAAAGCACCACCTTATCGCACGCCGCCGGAGGAACAACCAAAAACTGACCCAAAGCCGCCGGACAACTCCCCTGAATGGATTATGTGCCCCTCACACCGGGGTTTTTATCGAGAGGGCACCGAACCTACGGGCGATTGCTTGAAGTCGCCGGAGAAGCCCAAAGAACCTAAACCGGAAGAACCCAAGAAACCAGACGAACCCAAACCGCCGGAACCGCCCAAGCCGCCGGAAAAGCCACCGGAACCGGAAAAACCGGATGACAAGCATCCGGGTCATCATGGCGGCGGTGGTGGCGGCGGTGGTGGCGGCAATCATGGCGGCAAAGATGACGGCAAAGATACGCCGACTCCGCCATTACCGCCGGGCGGTGGTGGTGGCGGTCATGGCGGTGGCTCCGGCGGTGGCTCTGGCGGCGGTGGTGGTCATGGTGGCGGTTCTGGCGGTGGCGCTGGTGGTGGCAATAATGGCGGTGGCAACAGCGGTCATGATAATGACCATGGCGGCCCGAATGGCAAGGATGACGGTAAGGGTGATAATGACAAGGGTGATGGCAAGGGCGGTGTCAGCGGCGGCGATTGCAAGGCCAACAAGGCGCCAACCTGTAAGGGCGACCCGGTGCAATGCTATATCGCCAAGGAGCAATGGCGCACTGCCTGCCTTGCCGAGCGCAACGGCAGTAGTGTTTCCGGTGGCGGCGATTGCAGCAAACCGCCTCAATGCAAGGGCGATGAGGCGCAGTGCTATATGGTAAAAAAACAACATGAAATTGCCTGCTCGGCACAAAAGAATGATGAGCGCATGAAAGAGATTGACGATTACGGCAACAAGCATCGCCAGATTTTTAACACGCTCGACGCCAATGGTAGCGAAGAAGGGATTACCGATAGCGTCGACAAACAGCAGATTGATTTGCCCAAACAGTTGGATACAGGGATAGTTCGCTTACCCGACCAATGCCCGGTTATTCCGCCCATTAATATGGGTATTTTTGGTATGGCAGAAATTCCGACTGATCAATTTTGTGATTTTGCGCGCACCTTTGGGCGTGTGGTGTTGGCGATTACTTACATTGTCGCCTTTGGCATTATCGTGAGGGCTACCTGATGCCGGCTTTTCTTGCCGCGGTTGGCGCGGTTATTATCGAGTATCTCATCAAGGGCATTATTTGGCTGATTAAGCGCCTGTTGGTTGCCTTTGGCGTGGGGGTAATTGCCTATGTAGGCATCCAGCCATTTATCGACTACCTCATCCGCGTGGTGGTGGATTTGATTGTTACCGATGATACCTATCAGATTGCCGCGTGGCTGGGCGTGATGCGTTTCGGCGAGTGCGCCTCGGTGATGCTGTCTGCGCTCTCCTATGCGCTGATAATGCGCTTTAAGCACCGCATTCAATTTACTCTTAACCCCAGCAAGTATTTTGGATTCTGATGGCGCTCTATCTCATTACCGGCACACCGGGGGCGGGTAAGACGCTCAATACCCTGCGCATGGTGCATAAGCGCGCCGAGGAGGAGGATCGCACGGTTTTCTACTACGGCATCGACCTCATCCGCGATAACCCGGCAAAAATTGATTTTTCCCGTTGGATTGAGATGCAGGGCATTGAGCATGCAGGCGAGCCGGGGGCAATTACCCCGCACAGTTGGCAACAGGCGCCGGATGGCGCGATTATCCTGATTGACGAGTGCCATTTTTATTTTCCGCCTGCCAGTCCTAATGCAAGATTGCCTGATTTTATTATGGATTTTGCCATCCATCGTCACCGCGGTTTTGATATTTATTTGATTACGCAGGGCCCGGCGCGGGTCAATTCGGCGCTCAAAGACTGGGTATCGCCGCATATTCATTTTCGCAAAATTTGGGGTCGCGTTGTCCGCAGCTATGAAAATGAGGTCTGTGTTAATGAGATTCGCAATGTGCGTGCGGTTTCGGAGGCGGCGATTAAGCGGCGCGTACCAGAGGACAAGCGTTGGTTTGGCGCCTACGTCAGCGCCTCCGTCCACACCAAAAACAAGCGCACCCCGGTCAAATTGCTGTTCATGGCGCTTTTTCCGCTTTTTGTCGTGCTGCCGCTGTGTATCTGGTATTTGCTCTATTATTTTCAGTCGCTTACTGGCGAGGCGCAGGCGCGACAGCTCGGGCAGCATCAATCGGTGGCGGCGGTCGCGCCGGGGGCGCTGTGGCGGGCGAGTTCGGCAAGGAGTTCGGGCGTCCAGCATTCGGGGTTTTTTGCCGGGGCGAAGCCGTCGAGGTACCAGGCGTCCACGCGCGCGCGCAGTAGCGGCAGAGTGGCGCGGATGTCGCCCTGGATGAGGTGCAGGTGGATGCGCGGGTGCGCTTTGATGAGGTGGTGGCCGGGGTGGTTGTGCGGGTTTTGCGTGAGGACGGCGGCGCGGATGTCCGGCCGCGGCCAGTCGCGTTGTAGCGTGGCGAGGGTGTCGGCGGCGATGGGGTGCAGCTCAAAGCTGATGTAGTGTAGGCGCGCCTCCGGCGGGGCTTCGCGCAGGAAGGTGTCGGCGGTGTGGATGAAGTTGAGGCCGGTGCCGTAGCCGATTTCGCCGATGGTGAGGTGGCGGGCGCGCGCGATGCGCTCGTGCAGGCGGTTGCCGTTGATGAAAACGTGTTCGCTTTCGGCAAAGCCCGCGCCGGGGTTGTAATAGATGTCTTGGTAGTGGTCGCTGCGCGGTTGGCCGTTGGCGTCAAGGGTGAGGCGGGCGGGTTGGAGGAGCATGGGGCGGGTTTTATGTATGAGAACGCGGGGCTGGCGGGCGGTTATGCCGCGCGTTCAGGTGGTTTTGTTGTGGTGC